AGTCCTAAGTTTGTTCTAGCTGTGGAAGCACTAGCCAAGTCAGAAAGATTGTTAGATACTCTTAAGAATCTAGCATCAGACTGAGACTGTGTATAAACATTAGCAAGTTCGAAAGCAGCATAAGCAACAATGTCAATGACATCACCAGTGGTAGCTCCTGTAGCTAACACCACAGTAACTCCATCATTTGCTGTGAAGTCTGATGTAGCAACTAGCTTAGAGCCGTTCAAGTAAACATCAACATAACCAACATCATATGTTGCTGAGAATGTTGTCTGTCCTGATGTTGCTGTGTATACAGATCTTTCTGAAGTACCATTGACAGCAGAGCCAGCAGCAACCCAAGAAGAGCCTGTGTAGACATACATCACATTACCAACAGAGTTCCAATACAGAGCACCTGTCAATAAAGCATTACCATCATTATCCACTGATGGTGCTGATGTCTTGCTACCTAAGTATCTATCATCAAAAGCATCATAACTAGCAGCAGCATTGGTAGCTGCTGTAGAAGCTGTGCTTGCTGAAGAAGCAGCATTGCTTTCAGATGTAGCAGCGTTAGAAGCCGATGTAGCTGCAGCAGCAGCAGAGGCAGCAGCAGCCGTAGCACTGCCTAAAATACCATCAACATAAATCTTAGTGGCAGCATCTTGATTACTAGTTGGGTCACCCAAGCCTGTAATCTTGTTAGTACCCATAGCAATAGCACCAGACATAGTGCCACCAGACTTAGCCAAATTCAAAGCATCAGCAGTGTCTACATATCCCTTAGTAGCTGCGTCAGTACTTGATGAAGGTGTACCTAGACCAGTTACTTTGTTAGTACCCATAGCAATGTTGCCAGACATCGTTCCACCAGCTAAAGCAAGCTTAGTGGCAATGGAGTTGGTAACAGTGGTGGAGAAACTGGCATCATCGCCCAAGGCTGCCGCCAGTTCATTCAATGTATCTAGAGCACCGGGAGCAGAATCAATAAGGTTTGCAATGGATGTATCTACATAACCTTTAGTAGCTGCGTCACCAGAATTTGTAGGAGCAGTAAGGTTGGTAATGGTGGCAGAAGTACCAGCATTCATGTTCAAGCCACCATTGATAGTGACATCATTGAATGTGGATGTGCCAGTAGAAGCAGTAACATTACCAGTGACATCACCTGTCACATTGCCAGTAACATTACCAGTTAAGTTACCAGTAACATTACCAGTGACAGCACCAGTAAGTCCACCAACAAAGCCAGTGGTAGCTGTAACTGTAGTACCTGTGATTGCTTGAGCAGAAGAGCCACCAATAACAGCACCATCAATAGTACCTGCATTGATATCAGCAGACGCAATTGTTGCTGCTGAATTAACTGTTACATTCGTAAAAGTACCAGCAGCAGGTGTGCCTGTCCCAATAGCAGCAGGAGAAGCCCAGTCAGCACCATCAAGCTGATCAGCATTAAGATTAGCTACCTTAGTTGTAGAAGCTACAACCAAAGGAGCTGTGCCTGTAGACACTGTAGAAGTGATAGCACCAGAAGCAGATACAGTTGTGAAGTTTGCTGCTGCTGGTGTACTACCACCAATGACAGCATTGTCCACTGTACCACCATTAATGTCAGCAGTGTCAGCAACTAAGCTGTCAATGTTAGCTGTGCCATCAATGTGTAAGTCTTTGAATTCTAAAGAGCTTGTGCCAAGGTCAACATCATTATCTGTTACTGGAACAATAGCACCATCTTGAAAGCGTACCTGCTCAACAGCAACACCACCAACCTCAACAAACACACCATGACGATTGTTACCTGTGTCGGTAGCAATCTTGTTCAGTAAGTCACTGTCACCAATGACAGGAACAGGATGACCCTCAGCAGTAGTGCCATCATGTTTGTGACCGCCAGCTACGCTGAAGGCATCACGCAGAGCGTTGTATTCATTATTAATTGGAGCCGCACGAACTACACCTGTTGGTACAATATCAGCAGCAGATTGTCTTACATAACCTGTCAAGGTAGTTCTCCTTAGCGTCTGTCATTCATTGAATAATTCAAGACCAAGCCCTGAATCGTATGACTAGCATTCGTATCATTAGTCACATATTTGAAAGCAATGGAGAATCCAGAGCCTTCAATGTTTGTCTTCTCCACTGGTGATGGATTACCATCGTAAATAGCTGAAGCATCATAGATGGCTTCGTTGTAATAGGCAGCAGCACCAGTGGTTGAGATGTTGTAGTTGGCTGGATTGAATACATTAACAGAGTCATCAAAGTCATAAGCCACACCCATCACAATACTAGTTGATCCTTCACTACGCAAGAATGTAGAGATGTTGTAGAAGTTCTTACGAACAGTAGGATCTTGAAAATAATAGAAAGGTGTTTGATACACACTCAAGATTTCTAATGAATCAAAAGAAGTTCCTGTTTCCTGTTTATGCACCTTACCAGTAGCATCACCATGAATAACAACCTCATCTACGCCAACATATCCACTAGAAGCGCATGTTGCTGGAAAGCCATAAAGCTGGCTATACTCAAACGACACACCACCTTCCCTCTCCCTCAAACCACCTAACAAACCAAAAGTTCCTTCAGATGGTAAGAACAATCTAAACTGTGACTTCTTACGAATTACCACTGAACTTAACAGCTCTGGATCAATTGAACCAGCTACAAGTTCTTGCAATATTGCTGTGATGGTAAATTGAATTTGTTTTGAAATTGTTTCCAATTCCACATCACCAATCTTGTTTGTTCCAGCCACAGGTCTAAAACCATCAGGACCAAGGAACACTAGATTTCCACCCAGTTCTATCACACTATCAGGAACAACACAACCTAAATTGGTAGTAACTTCACCAACAATAAAGTCAGCAATGTTAGTACCTGTCAAACTCTTAATAGCATTCTTACCAAAGATGTACAGCGTATCTCTAAACTGTTTAATCTGAACAATCTCAAAGCCAACATTAATAACAGCAGCACCGTTAGCTGGGTTAAAGTTTGTCTCATTCAAAGGAGAAGAGACATATAGGTTATAAGGATCTGTAGGATCACCAGCTAAAAAGATGTGATTCTTAAATGCAGCAGAATACTTAGGACTGTTAGGAGCATTAGCATCCGTAATCTGTGTGTATGTAGTTCCATCATACACAGCAGCAGGATTGATTCCATCAGTTATTACAAACTTAGGAGCACTCCAGTTGTATTTAGTAAATCTAACCTTCTTAACACCAACCATTGTAACGGTGTTTGGAGTAGTGATGACAGACCAAGTGGATGATGAAGCTACCCACTTATAGAAGTAGTTTGTTCCTGATGTTGCTTTACGACAAGCAAAGATACCATCGTTAATATTCTCAGCTACTAACACACCAAGAACACTACCAGTACCTGTCACTGTGCCATAGCTATTAGCATATCCACTGATGCGTCTATAACCACCAGTAACTGAAGGCTCATAATTAATTAGCTGTGTGGCAGATCCGGGATATATCTCACCTTGAGACAATACATCCCTATTGGTGTTCATGCCACCAATACATGTCACCTTTAAGCCATTAATTCTATCTGCCATTAAAACACTCTAGCGGAGAAAGAAGGGGCAACAATGATAGTTGAACGCATATACATAGGCTCATCTAACAAAAGCCTACGCATTGTTCTAATACCTAAATCAAACTTCTCTTTATACATAGTAGCTCCCTGTTCATTAGATCTGAACATGAGCATGTAGAACATAGCACCATCAATTAACACACTGGTAAATCTATCAGGAACAATACAAACATCTGTAGACTCTACCAAGTCAGCAGGGAAAGACCAATACTTATACTCAATCTGATAGGCTTGATCTGGTAAGGGAGTCACACCAAACTTAGACTCTTGCGTCTGATAAATATATCTAGACACACCATAACCACCAGTACCATTCATGTCCTCTCTAGGACGATGATTGTCTAAGTAGTCAGTGTAGGTAAGTACAGGAAGATGTTGTGGGTCATTGTCTGCTGCCTCTAGTTTCTTAAGATAGAAACTTTCCCAGTCAACAACAGAAGTGTCAGCAGGAAAACTATATTGTCCTGTACCAACAGTTAATGTTTGAGTATTAGTAGTGAGTGCAAAAGGCCACTCTTGAGCACCATGCATCAATTCTCTAACAGATGAATTGATAGCATTCTTAGCTAGAGCTTGGATGTTTCTAGCTCCATCGAATTCAGTGGTGTCTAGAGTGACCTCACCCATTCTTCGTAGCAATTCATTCGTTAAAGAAATGTATGTAGACATATTTTTTAAACAATAAAAGGGAGAGGCAATTACGCCCCTCCCTATATCAACTAGCTATTAAGCCAGTTGCTCACGGTCCACTGAGGCACGAGCTGGGCGACCATCGACATTCATCAACACAGCCCATACACGCACTTCACCAGAGGTGGGAGCAGTAGTGGCAGTAGCGATCAACAAATCGATAGTGTCAGCAGTAGCGTTAACGATAGGCTGGAAAGCAGCAGCATTCTGGGCATAAGCACCAGCAGCAGCAGCGTCAGCATCAAAACCGTCAACAAAGTTGTCAGCGTCTACACCAGTAACGCCCAAGTCGAAAGTAGTATCAGAAGACTCACCGCCCAAGGCAGTGATGATTTCCAAACCAGCATTCAAGATGAGGGTGTTAGCAGGAACATTGAGACACTCAATGACATCAGCAGCAGCCAAGGCAGAGCCTTTAGCTGTAGCTGCAGCAGCGAAGTCAACTGTAACATCGACCAAGTAAGGGACAGCACCAGCGGTGCGACCAGCGGAGGCTGCACCAGCCAAAGTTGTAATAGTTGCCATAATGTTTCTCCTTAAGCAGCGTTGTATTTAGCAGTGACGATGCCTTCAGGACGCAAGATTTTGCGACCATACAAGTGCATACCACGCACGATGTCAGCGAAGCTGTCGGGATCACGATATGTCTCGGTCTTAGTGATTTGCTGAGCAGTTGCAACAGCAGAGTCATGACCACCAACAATCACGCCATAGTTGGAGTTCTGGTTAGCAGTACCAGAAGTACCGGGACCAGTACCAATCTTTGGCAGGTTGTTAGAAACATAAATACGGAAGCCATGCAAGTTGTTGATGACCAAGCCGTTCTGCAAACCAGAACCACCAAAGTCACCGTTCAACAAACGGCTGTCTTCGTCCTTCAACATTTCGATGAACACGGGATCAACCACCAACCAGCGACCAGCGGAATCAACAAACTGCTGATCCAACAAGCGGCCCATACGAGCAACCACCATCAATGGAGATGCCACATCTGTAGGAAGTGCTGTAGCACCGGGCAGACGGGGAGCCAAAGGAATGGAATGGTCACCAGCAGAGGAAGTGGTGATGTTACCGAAACTACCTTTTTTCAGCTTCATAGAAGCCAACAACTCATCAGCACCAGCAGCAGAAACTGCTTTAGTACCAGCGGCTGAAGTACGAGCTGTATCGGGGTTCACATGCTTTGCAGACTGTGTGAAGCCAGACAAGTAGCCCAAGACATCTTGGTCATACTGATCACGCAAACGATACGCTGCACGATCAGAAGCCATCTGCATGAAGTTCACATGTGAGTGAGCAGCTTCGATGTCATCAATCTTGAAAGCGTAGTAGTTAGCTTGGTCAACAACCAAGGTGAAGTCTTCATCATTCAGATCTTGAGCAGTGATCTGTGTACCACGAGCATAGCTCTGTACAGACACTTCA